AGTCCTACGTCGGTCAATGCTTGAGCGGTCCCTTTGTCACAGGGATACCGTTCCAAGCGCGGTACAAGGAAGTGCTTAGTGCCGGCAAGGTCAGGCCTTTAATCATTTATGATAGGTCTATTGACATGCTGGCTCCTTTGCACAAGATGCTTTACAAGCATCTTTCCAGACAATCCTGGTGCCTTGTCGGACCACCGACGGCGGAGAAGATATCATCTGTTTGTAGGTACAAGTATCAAACTAGTATTGACTTAGTCAGTGCTACTGATAATTTGTCCCTCGAATCCACAGAGGCCATCCTCGGTTCATTCCTTAGTAAGTGTGAACGGGTTCCTGGTGGTATACGTGAGCTTGCTCACTTATCACTTAGGCCCTTAGTAACAGTGAATGGTGTGATCGAGGGCGAAGTGACCCACGGACAGATGATGGGAGCCTACCTTTCCTTTCCTTTGCTGTGTCTGCAGTCTTACCTCGCAGCTCGCTGGGCTATGAGAGGCCATAAAGCCTCTTATTTAGTCAACGGCGACGACTGTTTGGTGAGCTCAGATGCTTACGTGTCGCCCGAATCTTATCCTTCCGGTTGGAAGCTTAATGATAATAAGACGATACGGAGCGAAGTGGTAGCCGAGGTTAACTCGACTGCCTTTCTCAGCGGAGGTGGTAAATGGCGCGAGGTGCGTCATTTGAGGAGAGGAGGTTTTCAGACCGATTTTAAAGGGATGATGCACGCCGCAAGCGCGGTGCGCTTTTCCCGCGAGTGGACGGATGCGTTCGTTCGCTCTCGAATCGGAAAGAAATGGGGTTTCCTACCTCACCAGCTCCGGCTTCATCCTAAGTCGTATCCTGCTTTTTGCAGGACTCGGGAGATGTGGCATCGGCTTTTTACGCCTTTGCCTCTCGCCCCTTCTCAGGAAAGGAGTCCGGAGATCATTGGCCTACGTAGGGCCTTAGATTCCGACGAACGGATTGCTTTTACTGCTTGGCAGTGGCAAAACGGTCGGGATGGTGGTAGGAAGAGGGACGTTTATTCACCTAGCGTGGGTGAATTACGTAGGACATACGCGTACAGGGTTGTGAAGCCCTGGTCCCGACTTAGCTACGTGTCTAAGTTGGCATCGTTAAAATACGATGACGCGTATGGA